GCGCATCCCGTTGTTGTCTTCGGAGGTCTCAGCCTCGATGTCTTCTTCGATCTCTTCGCGGCGCTGGATGGTCGACAGCAAATCGTCCATCAACAGGTTCGCAAGATTCGTCGCCTTGCGAATGTCTCGCCGGTGGCTGCGAACCACCCGGGCGCCTTCCTCGGCGGCCTCTTCGATGATCTCGGCATCCAGTTCGCAGTTCGCGCCTTGATCGTTGCGAACCTCTCCGCGAACCAGCTTGCTGCGAACCTCTTTGCGCACCTGGTCAGAAAGGTCTCTCGCCCATCCAAGGGCTTTGGCTTTCTTCCTGATTGCGGTGTCGCTCACGCCTTGGCGCTCGGCGATGGTTCGGATGGAAAGCGAACCTGCCCGGTAGGCTCGTTCGATCGCCTCCCAGTCGGGTTGCTTGGTTGTCATAGTTATCCTTGGAAACTTGAAATAGTGGCGGGTTGCCGGTATTGGTGAGGCTCAACCAACAGAAGGGACGCAACATGGCTAATATGACTATTGGTGAATTGGTACTGAATGCATCTGAGGTTCACGGGCACGATGCCTCTGATCAGCGAGCGTATGCGGTTGCCGCCGCACTGGAAGTTATCGCTGCAAAAGCAGGGCAAAGCGGTGCCAACGCGACACTTCTCGACAAGGAGTTCGGACGCCTCAACAGTTACGCTGACGCTATTCAGGAAGCCCTACTCATGAAGGATTGAGGATCTAATGGTCGCCACACAATTTGCACTCTAGCGAAACGTGTCGCGACCTACTTGCTCTGACTGCGCTTGATCTGCGCGTCGACCTGATCTGCGCAAGTGTCGAGCAGGTTGATGGCTTGGTTCTTCAGCTCCCACAGCTGGCCGTTGTCGGCGAGGTCTTCATCCGCAACCCGCTCACACGGCACCAGCTCAGGGGGCTCTACTCTTACCGCCGCCGTCTTTGTTACCACCGCCGGCTTTACCGCGCAGGCCGTCAGGCAGAGGCTGAGCAGCCCAATCACGAACAGGCTTGCTGTTGCGTTTGAGTTCTTCAAAGTTCTTCTCCGCCTTTCTGGCTTTGGCTTGGCTGGCCTGTAACCGCTTGTTCAGGTCTTTCTGGTAATCGGCGTTGCGCTGGGCTTCGGCGCGAAGTGTGGTGATCGTGGCTTGGCTTTCGAGGTTGGCGGCGAGAGCCTCATTCTTGCTCTTGGTCTCGACCTGCACCTCGCCACGCAGGGCGATGACGCGGTACTGCTGAATGCCGACCAGCAAGATGCCAACCAGGGCGATGATGAACGCTGTAGCTATCGCTTTCATGCTGAGTCCGCCTTGCGTCCGAGGAACTTGATGATCAGCTCTCGAATCGCGGTAACACCGATGAAACCGATAGTGCCGCCGGCCGCAACCGAAAGACTTGATGGCCAGGCCATCCACTCAATGACGCTACTGGCAGAAAGGCTCAACGATCCGCAGATCATCGCCTCGAGGATCACGCGCCACTTGTTGGCCTCTTTGCCTTCGTAAAGAACGCGCAATAGCGAGACCGTGGACGCCATGATTGCACCCTGCCAAAGCGGGGTACTGAGGACGAGCCAGACCTGCGCCCAAAAGTCAGGATTTTTCTCAGGCATCTTGGACATCCGACTGTCCTCCCCCTCGGGGAGTGAATAAATCCGGCGTCCGCTGCACTCCCAGCTCGGGGCAATGGGTGTGGGGAGCCGAAAACTAAAAAGCCCCGGCAAATGCCGAGGCTCAAAGAAGTGTTTAAAGCAAAAATCCCGACTCAACGGTCGGGACTTCTAAAACTCAATCGACTTGCAACAGGGCTTCCTGAATCGACTTGATATCAATTGGCACATCATCATGCTCAAATTTGACGAGGACTTCCCTACGGCAAAGCGCCTGATAAAGCTCCTCTCCGAAGGAGGTGCGCTCCATAGCGCCTAAAATCGCAATTGCGCCACCTCGCACACCGGCGGGGCGAATTAGATCAGCCTCCTGCATTTCTTCAGCGAACAACTCGGCAGCATCCGAAATCTCATTAAAGCTCTGGTTCAACTCACAACCGGATCTTTTCAAGTCCCAGTAATATGTGGTGCCGATCAGCCCTGGCATGTGGGACTGGTTGCCGCCCGTTGCGCCAGCCAAGAGACGCCTGATTAACTCCCAAACTTCCATGTAAAACTCCGCAGATCGAATACGAAAAACCCAGCTCATTAGCTGGGTTTTATGTGTCAATCCCTAACGCGCAAGATCGACAGGATGGATAAATACTCTCTCACTTTCTCAATCATTGCAATGGCTTTTTGCTACGCCGCACAACTTTCGATCAAGCCCTCCGCGTCAAGCAGCTCTTGTGCCGCTGTGAGTGCTTCGTTCACCTGATCATCCAGCGCCTTCCGGATCGATGATCTCCACCGGTACCGGGTCGATTCAGGCTTGCCGTCGTTGTCCCAGTTAGTGATGTCATACCAGGCGGCAGGCAGCACCGCAGATGAGCGCTTCCCATCAGTGCCGCCAACCTGCGGTATTGCCCAGGTCAGCACGGCACACTCACGGAACCGTTGCGGTGCCGGCGACTTCACGGAACTCAGCAGCTCGAGTATCGCGCTGTGCTTTCGCTCTTCGTGCGTTGAATACTTCGCTACCAGTGCGCGCCAGTGCACCGGCGTGAGCGCCTTGTGCAGGCGTCCGAACACCCAACAATCTTGGAGCAGAGCCGCCTCTTTGCCTACGATCTCCCCCTTCTGCTTGGCGCACTGCACCTTGGGCTCAAAGTCGCAGCCACCTGCAGAGCTGATCGTCTCGGCGGCCAGCGCGCGGACTACGGCGGAAATCACGTTGCGATAGGTCATGCTGCAGCCCTCTTCAGTTCGCGGGTCTTGGCCCGGTAGTCGGCGGTGATCGCCTTGAGTTCTTCTACGGTGTGCTTGCGCGGTTCGTGGTCTGCTTCGAGCGCTTCAACAGCCTCCAGACCGATGCGGGCAATCAAACCGGTGCGGAATCCTTGCGAAACCGTCTGGCCCTTTCTGGCGTACTTGGATGACCCGGCATTGCAGCTCTTACACTGCAACCAGATGTTGTTCGGCACCAGCCGCAGCTCGGGCCGTGCGCCCTTGCCAAGGAAGTGGCCGGCATCGAACGCACCTCCAGTCTTCCAGCCCTGCGCCGCCAGAATCGATTCCTGCGACTCGCCGCAGCTCATGCAACCGCTGCCGATGCTCAGCTCATAGGTGCGCCGATAGTCGCGCACAGCCTTCTCGGCATCCTTGAGGTGATCGCCGCGACTTTTCAGGGCCTTTTTGCGGACCTTGATCTCGCGGCGACCGAGCTGGGCGATCGCCTTACTGGCTCTCTCGCTATTCGCCGGCGCAATGGCCAGCGCACACTTCGGACTGCAAACCGCTTGCCCCAAGCGCTGCGGCTGGAAGCTGATGCCGCACGCTGGGTTCTTGCACTTCTTCGGCTTCGGGGCCTTCTGTTCCTTGATGGCGGTTCGCATCAATACCGCCCTCCCCACTTGTCCTTCTCTGTCCAGCGCACGTCATGCTCGGCGCCGAAGGCGTGCATCAGCTCGAACAGATCGCTGAACCACTTCTGCGACTGCTTGCGGGTCGATACGGCCATCACGACGAAGCCACCGTCGAGGCCAGGCTCTGCGCGCTGCTTCTCCAGCGAGGCACTGAAAAGGCACTTCCAGTCTTCGCTGGTCAGTTTCTTGCCATGCCAAACCACCTGCTCGGAAACGTCCTTGAGCATTGCCCACATCTTGCGGTTGCAGACGTCCGGGCGTTTTTCGTCCTTGATGACCACGATCTTGGGTTTGGTGAAGTCGGATGCGTGCAGGACGCCCATGAGGCGGCTGATATCGCGCTGGCTACGGATTGCGAACTCGTTCATGGCTGCACCGTCTTGGCCATCGCGCCGTCCACAAGCGCGTCGAGGTCTTCGCCGGTCATCCCGGTAGCGTGCGGTCCGATCCACTCGACGACTTCGATGTAGCCACTGTGACCGTGCTGAAGCCACCGGTAGCGCTCGGCGTCCTTGCGATACGCTTCAATGGTCGTGTATTGCCTGTCAGCTTCTCGGGTAAGCGAATCAACCTCGGCATTGAGCTGGTCAATACGTGTGCGCAGCACATCCGCTCGGTGACGACCCAGTTCCAGCGCTTGAACGGACTCCTGCACCCATTCGGTTTTTTCGATCCACTCAGAAAATGCTTGCTCGATGCGTCCGAGGCGATCGTTCTCCGCCAGCAGGTCCAGCGCCACCTCCTCCACGGTCTTCTCACCGAGGAATTCGCCGAGCGCTTCAGCGTTCTGCTTCCACTCTCCGCAGTCAGCCTTCCAGGAGGCGACTTCACTCCACAGCAGCTTCTGGAGTTTTTGTTTGTCGATAGTCATTGAGCCGCACTCCTTGCTTCCAATTGTTCGGCCTGCTGAATGAGCAGCGCCCGGCGATCCGCCAGCTCATTGGCTGCCAGAATTCGCAGTTCTGTTTTTTCCTCGGCCGATGCCTGGCGCATGGCGAGCATCGAGTCCTTCACCGCGGCGAGCTTTTCGCGCAGCTTTGGCGAAGGCCGCGCTACCACACCGGTGAGCAGCGCAACGACGGCCCGACCGTCTTCAGTGACCGGCACGACACTCAAGTCGGCCAGGTACTGCTGAGCGCGCTCCTGAGGGATTCGCTGCATCTGCACGGCCTTGGCGATCGCCTGTGTGCGGCGGTTGGCGTCGAAGCCGACCGACACATGCCAGTTCACTTCCTTGCTGTCCTCCCGGGCCTGCCCCACCAGACGCTCGTAAGCACTGTTGAATGCCATCCGCGCGCCGACCTTGTCGCCGGCGTCGAGGACAGGTTTCGCGACCGCCAACGCGAGCTGAATTTCGTCCGTCAGCACCACGGTTTCAAACTCGTCATTTGTGGTCATGGCGATCGCCCATGCTTCGTCCTTGCCGGGGCGGCCATCGGCGACCTGAACGCGCTGAAGAATGTCAGCCATTGCCAACTTGCCTCTCACTTCAAAGCGGCAGGCCTTCAGTGCGGCTTTCACGACCGGCACCGGGTAAGCACAGAGGTCTTCGGCCATGATCGCCGCGGTGCCTGGGTTCATTTCCTGACCCATGGCCTCGGCGGTGGCGCAGATCGCGGCAGCGAGCCCGGCAACTTGCTGGTCGTTCATTTCAAAGGTATTCATTGCGCTCCCCTGCTTGGCGCTTGGCCAAGACCATTTGCGCGGCCTGCTCGGCAGCGGAGACGTTCGCTTCGGTGCGTTCCATTTGGCGCGCGGTTGTTCCGTTGATTCGCTGCCCGGTCACCCACTGGGTGTGGTAGCTCTCGGCATTGGCCAGCAACTCGTTGAGGCTGTGGCATTTGCGCAGAACGGCGGCATCGCTGGTTTTCAGGAAGTGAGCGGCGACGTGATGGGCGACATCGGCGCCGAGGCGGTCGACCAATTGACCGAGCTGGCCACCGACCTTGGCGTTCCACACCGGCCAGGTGCTGTAACGCTTGCGGTAGGCCATGGCGTAGTTCGCCCAGACCTTGAAGGTTTTGCACGACTGGTCTTTTGGACCTGGCATATCGGCGGGAATCTCAACCCGTGGCGTATCGGTGCGATCAACCACCAGCACCAGGTTGCGGGCCGGCTTGTCCGGACTGCCTTGCAAGTCCTGACTGGTATCCTGATTGGTACCCTGATGATTGGTATCCTGATTTGTCGGAGATTTTTCCGACCCTTGCTCGGATTTTTCTCCGACCTTCCTCGGATTTTTTTCCGAGGTAGATCGGATTTTTTTCCGACCTTCGTTCTTTGGTGGGGTCGGATATTTTTCCGACCCGTCGAGCTTCTGATTCCACTCGATCGCTTTATCGGTCAGGCGGAACAGAGTGATATTTGAAGTGCTGGAAAGCTCAATCAGCCCGGCCTCTTCCAGGGCCTTCAGCATGCGGTAAGCAGTGTCTGGCTTATCGGTGAGCAGCGGAAGCTCCTCGATGATTTTGGCCTTGCTCAGCGCGAAGAAGATCCCGTCGTCAGTCTTGATTGGCTTGGTCCAGCTCGGGCAGCCGTAGACGAAGGCGAACAGAAGGGCCTGCTGAGAATTCAGCCCCCACTCCAACGCCTTCACCTGATTGATCGTGACGGTGAATTGCATATCAGGCCTTCCCGACCAGTTTGGCCAATTCAGGGAAACGATCCACGTACCAGTGAGGCTGTGTTTCGCGTGGGGATTGGGGGTTGGTCAGGTTCTTGCCGTAGGCCATGCCCTTCTCGGTCACCGTCCAGAACGGAACCATTTCCTGTTTGGAGTTCTTGCGCTGGAGCTGCTTCAGAAAGCCCATGGCTTCCAGTGCGCGGTTGAACTCAGCAGGTGACACGGGAATGCAGCTGTCTTTCAGCAAGGCCGTGGCTGACTTGGTGGGCATTGAGGATCCGCCGGTGGCATCTGGCGCAGCGTCGACGGCGTAGCCTGGGAGAAACTTCGGGTCAAGACCGTTGTTCTGGGCGATCTTCGTGAGCATGGCCATCTGGCAGGATGGAGCCGGCTTCAGCAGGCGCGTAAAGCACTCCATGATGGCGATCTCGCCAACGACCTTGGTGCCATTGAGCAGAACCTGCTCGCGGGCGCCCTGCTGCGGCTCCAACTCCCGCCAACGGCGAATCACCTTCATGCGCATCGGGGCGCTGTAGCCGGTGAGCAAGCAGTCGGTGTGTTCGCGGTCGAGCATGTATTCGACCTGCTCCCGGCTTTGACCGTCCAGATAGATGTGCTCAAAACTGAGTACATCTAATTTCAGTTCTTTCAGCATCGCAGCGATGTCGCGCTTCACGTTGGCGTGCCGCTTGCCGGTGACGTTAGCGATCTCGCGGGAGGACATCGTGGTAAGCGACAGGTTTTCAGAACTCGAAAAACGTGTCGCGACACTGTTGGGGGTATTGCTTGAAGCAGGTTGGCTATGCATAATCGGCCTCATCAAGTGTTAATGAATTAGCCGGGGCGCAATCCCGGCTTTTTTGTGCCTGCGATTCAGGCAAGCTTCAAATTCGGTTTGTGTTTCGCAAGTAGGGTCTCGGCCTTCCGTCCTAACTCCCCTGCCCGAGCCTCGACCTGACGGCATTGCTCAGCGAACGCCGGCAGGTGCGGCAGGTCCTCTTCGCACATCACCTGGTCATCAAAGACTTCGCTACCGGTATCGATCACGTCGCCCAGCGCGCGGATCAGTGCACCGAAGCTTTTGTTGGCGCACTGGTCGCTCTGCATCTGGCGAGCGCCGATCAAGCCATGGCGGCCAGCCAGTTCATTGATGCAGTTGTCGCGAAACTCCGGCTCCAGAGCGTTCACCCAAGACTCCTCCAGCCAAGAAGGCATCTCCTGATCCCCGGAGAGCCAGCGCTGTACACGTTTCAGCCAGCGACCGGTCGCCTTCACAAACTCGCTCACGTCACCGGTCAGTTCTGGCGAATTGAAGTCTGGAACTTCCTTCTTCTTGGCGCGCTCAGGAATCGACAGGTGCAGCTCACGGCTCAGCGATTGCGCGAAATCGTCCTGACTCAAGCTGGTTCGGGCGATCTGGTTTGCCGCATGCGCCACCAGCACTTGGTCACGGGTTTGGACGCTATGTCTTGGACTGGACGTTTCCATAGGAACTGCTCTCTTCTAATCTGGCTTCAACGGATTGGCGGACAGGGATGCCGCTTAGGCGGCCATCTCGGCCCAAGGAAACGACGGACACAGCTTTTCTTTTTTGAAAGCACCTTCGGTCAGCGCCTCCGCTCGCTTGGCAATAACCGGAGACATGCCGTGCTTCCCCCGAACCCAGCCGGAAACGGTGCTTTGATCAACCTTGAGCTTTTCGGCAGTGGCCTCCTGGGTGCCGAAGTAGTCAACGAGGCCCTTGTAAATTGCGTTCATGATGCCTCTCCATACGGGAATACCCATATAGTAGGCTATGGGAATACCGATTTGCAAGGGTATGGGAGCGCCCGTAATACTCCACTGATGGAATTCAAAGACCGACTCAAAACCGCCCGCCGCCACGCCAAGCTCAATCAAACCGAGCTTGCGGAGCGCGCCGGCCTCACGCAGACCTCTATCTCGGATTTAGAGAGAGGGAAATCGAAGGCTACAGCCTTCGCAGCTCAGATCGCCTCTGTATGTGGCGTGTCCCCTATGTGGCTGGCTGAAGGTGCCGGTGACATGCTCAAAGGTGTGCTTGATCATCAGGCTGAACGCATCCAGCCCAGCGTGAAACTTGGCACCATCGAAACTTGGGATGACGAAACCCCACTCGATGATGACGAGGTGTACGTCCCTTTCCTCCATGAGGTGGAGCTGGCAGCCGGATCCGGAAAGTTTGCGATCGAAGAATGCGACAGCTCGCGGCTGCGCTTCTTCAAGAAAGACTTGCGCCACAATGGCGTCCAGTTCAGTAACGCGAAGTGCGTCAAGGTTGGCGGCAACAGCATGATGCCCGTGCTGCGCGACGGCGCGACGGTTGGCGTGAACGTGGGGAAAAACTCACTGAGCGATATTGTTGACGGCGAGATGTACGCCATCAACCACAACGGCCAGCTTCGCGTGAAGCAGGTCTACCGCATCCCAATCGGCCTGCGCCTGCGCAGCTTCAATCGTGACGAGCATCCGGACGAGGACTACACATTCCAGCAAATCCAGGAGCAGCAGATCTCGATCTTGGGGCATGTGTTCTGGTGGGCGATGTATTCGCGCTGATTAAAAGGTTGTCCGGATTTTCTTAGACCATCTAATCTTTTGATGGCCAATTTATGAAATGGAGATCGAGAATTGGATTTAATCAACGACTTATCAGTGAAGCGCTGGCAAGTATCCGGCGGACGGACCGCGGCATCGATCTCCGCCATCTGCCCTTTTTGCGATGAGAAAGTAATCTTTTCGCTCACCACTTTCACAGATGATCGAAATCGAGATGCGGTCGCCTCGACCAGTTCGTGCCCAGGCTGTGGACGCGCAGTGCATTTTTGGACGATAAAAACGCCTTTAGACGCCGATGGGAATGCTCCAACACCCGCATACCAAGTGTTTATGTATCCATCCAGGACGATCAAAGGCTATCGTCATCCAGTTTTACCGGATACGGTTCCTGAACCCCTCCAGCGCGCGCTTAGATCAACAATCGATTCACTAAATGCCAAGAATTTTCCTGCTACTGCCGTTGGTGCGCGCAGAACTCTTGAAGGTATTTTCAAATATCTGGTCGCAACCGATAAAAGAGCAAAATCTCTTTTCCAGTTGATTGACGAAGTCAAAACTAATCATGATCTTGCGGCTCCACTTGAGTCTCTTTCCCATGCCATTCGCTCCGGAGGAAACCTTGGTGCGCATTTCGACGATGCGAATGAACCCACTGAACCAATGGCCAGAAAGATGGTGGAGCTTCTGGATTACTTGATTTCCTACCTTTACGTCCTACCGTCACAAATTACTGATCTGGAATCCGCGCTGGCAAAAGAGTGACGCGTGGCGAATTCGCTTACATACCGCCCTCAAGCCCCTCGACCGAGTGCGCGTAGAAGGCTGTCGCCTCCTCCACCAGCTCCCTCCAGTCATTACTGTTGATCATGCCGCTGCGCTTATATTCGTCCGCCAGCTTCAGCAGTTCGTCGTATTGCTCCTCGACGTCCATCTGAATTTCTGGCTCTTCGAGCAATTTTCGCCAAGCAACCAACGCCTGCTTTTTCCGATCGTCGTTCATGGTGAGTACCTGGTGGGTGTGCACTGGTAGAGATCTCTCATAGCGCAGCCGTTCAGTGGGGGCGACTGACGGCGCAGAAAATGGTGGCGCACGGCCTCGAATGGTAAGATCTCAGCTCAATTGATGGAGGGAACCAATGAAGATCGTAGGCCTGATTTTGCTCGGGATTGTTTGCCTGATCAGCTACCTGATTGGGAGCGGCACCAACGGCTTTGCGATGGTCGCAAGCATCGTTTTCTTTCCGAGCGCGATCGCGCTGTACTTCTACCCGACAATTTGCGCTGTTGGCGAACACCCCAAGGCCACGCCGATCTTCGCGCTAAACCTCCTCGCCGGCTGGACTTTTATCGGCTGGGTCGGTGCTTTTATCTGGGCTTTGAGCAGGCCGACCCCAATGGAGTTCGCAAAGGCAAGTGGTTTTCCGGAATCGACACAACGAGCACCTGAGCCCCTATCAGAAATGAAAGACTGCCCCTTCTGCGCGGAAACCATCAAGGCCGCTGCCAAGAAATGCCGGTATTGCGGTTCTGGCCTGGAGCAGCAGACCGTTTAAATAGCATCAACGCTGTATGAAGCCTGCCAAGCGCGGGCTTTTTTGCGACCAAAAATACGGGATAAAACAATTTTATGGGAATACCCATTGACACAGAATATGGGAGTACCTATATTTCGCCCATCGCAGCGACACACAGCCACTGCGAAGGGCCTCAACAGACCCGCCGCTCTTTAACAACCAGCGCCATGAACGACTACCCGGCCAGTCCGGTTAGGTCACTCCCGGCTCCATCGGTGGGAGGTCAGTAAACCGATGAACAAAACCGCACTTGCCTCTACCGGCGACCGGCGATCCGACAGGCCCGAAAGCCTGCCAACGCGCAGCCCACTGCGACGGCGGACGAGGTGTTGACCGAACTGAGTGAATGACCTGGTAAGCGGGTGCGGAGAAAGACCACAGATTTACTGATGCCGCTTCGATGAGGCGGCATTGTTGAATTCAGTGAGGGAAAGACGATGCCAGACCCAAACAGCCCAAACGGCTGCTACCAGCGCCACGGGTACACGGTTGAGCGGGCTCTGCGCAAAAGCGGCGCAGGTCATCACCGAGCGATCTACGACCAGGACGGTCAGCAGGTTCTGAATCGCGCTGGATACGACGCGGAGATTCAATTCTGCACTGAGCGCGGATTGATGCTGAAAGATGATCAGGTCCCGCTGCAAACCGCGTAGCTGTCATTTGCAGCGCTTGAAACGGAATGCATGGATCTGTTCCACGACAGCCTGTCGTTAACTGCCCGATCCTCTCTATGAGAGCGCATCGGGGTGTGATCTGAGGCTATGTCTCGGGCAGCGGATGTGCCAACCGGTCGCCTTTAGGGCTACCCCTTCCGCCGAATGCCGGTTGAGCACCGGTCAGATCACACCCCGATGCGGACGAAACTGCGGCCTATAACCGCCCATCTGCATCAGGAATGAATCACAGCGAAGTGAGCAAGCGAGGCACTTACTTCGCGGTGATGAACCCGCCACAAAGGCTGTCCAGCAAGCTCTGGCCGCCTTTGGAATTGAAGAATTCCATCGACTGCTTCACTTCCATTTCGTACCGAGGATTTGTAGCAACATCACGGATGTGTTTCGCCATCTCGTCAGTCATGCCCTCTTTCTGCTCAGTCAGGAATTTTTCTAAAGTGATACCTGCTTCTGGATGTTTCTTTGCGCACGCCTGGGTGGATGCGACAGCCATAACCGCAGTGTTGTGGTCTGCGACAACGTCGGTGGTAGCCGAAGCTGGGACAGCATAAGCGAGGGCAATCACCGCAATGGCTGTCGCACTGCGAACTTTACTCAGAAACATTCAGATCTCCAGATCTCAATTATTTGGCATTGATGCCAAGACGTATCGGCCAAGCTCGCTGGTTCCTTTAGCGATTTAGTTACCCTCCCCCGACACCACCCGAATGCACTCCCCTCCGCGCCCAACGGCAACCAGCGGAGCGGATGAGTGCATCCGAGTTTTGTTGGATCAACACCCGCCACTCTGGAGGCGACCATGTCAGCTCTACGCAAACTCATCCCGGAAGACGACTTCCTCGATACGAAGGCAGGTCAGGAATGGCTGACCGAGTCGGTCGAAGATCTGCTTTCTCGGCAACACGTGGAAGCGCCGAATCCGGTAGGCCGAAGCAAGGTACTGGTCAACGCAGACCACTTGCCGGAGGCGCTGGCGGATTACATGGCTGCGAACCCAGACCCAGATCGGTACATCGAGAAAATCCTGATCGAACTGATCAGGCGGCAAGACGGCGGGGTTCTGCACACCTGGGCCGTTGAAGCCGTCGGCGGTGATCCGCAAATCGTTCGGTCGCTCGCCGCCGACTTGGTTGCCGTGCACGCCGACGAATACCGCGACGCCAAACGCGAAAGCGATCTCGTCGAGCAGGAGTGTGGGTTTTGAGTCCGCACGTCCTTATTGGCGAAGAGTTGGAGACCTTGCAGCATCCAGAAACGCCGATCAGTTGGTCGCTGATGATTCAGAAGACCATCAGCGAAATGATGACCGACGAGCGCATCACCATCGAAGAATTCAACCACTACTGCGGGCGCCTCAACAAGATTGTTGCCAGGCGCAAGGAGTCGTCATGTCTACCCCAATCGTGAAATCGCTGGTCGATGAGCAGCTCGACGAAATCGAACGCCGCATCGCGATTCTCGGCTTCGGCCTGCCCTTCAATGAAGTGATCGGCCGCAAGCGCGAGGATCTTGTCGACAGCCTCCCGCAGCGCCTGTCGGTGACCATGAAAGGCGGTCGCATCGCTGTGAGGGCTCGGCCATGAATCTCTTGTACTGGTTTCTCGTTGTGATCTTGATTGCCGGTGCCGGCGCCTACGGCGTCATTCGCGATGGCTCGGGCACTTGCCAGGTTCCGCGCTCCACCACCTACCACGTATTCCGATGACCAGCCCTCAGCGCGCTCGGCGCACTCTGATTCGGCGCGGCTCGTTTCGAGTCCTCTCGATTTACATCTTCCTGATGCTGCTCAGCGCCCTCGCCGATCGCATCACTCAATAGGAAATACCGATATGCCACTCGATCCTCGGGCGAGCGCCCCCGAGCGCATTGCTGCGCCTGCTCCGCTGCCTCACGTCAGCCGACGCGCACTCAAACGCGTGAAGAACCCAATCCCAGCGCCAGCGGACTGCCGCTATTGCGGTGGTGACGTGCACCTGGTCTGCAACTCGGAAATTTACCGAGGTCGCAGCTTCGGCGATTGGCCCTACGCCTACCTGTGTCGAGGCTGCCGCGCTTACGTCGGCCTGCATCCACAAACGGATATCCCGCTTGGCACGCTTGCCGACGATAAGTTGCGAGTCCTGCGGAACCGAAGCAAGGCGGCATTCCACGACCACATGAAGAAGGCCGGCATGACTCGAACCGGTGCTTACCAGTGGCTGGCCGAGAAGATGGGCATCGATGTAGGTGTCTGCCACTTCGGATGGTTTGATCATGCCGAATGCCTCGCGGCGGAAAGCATCGTAGAGCAGTCGGGGCCGCAAACAGCAATGGCAAACGCATTCGCAAAAGCTAAATAACCCACGCATTCAATCGCTGCGCATGTCGCGGCAAGGATTTCCCGTGAGCGCAGTAATGAAGCAGGAAGACCAATTGCCTGCGATGTCTGAGGCGGCACTTGTTGAGGTGCTGAGCAACAGCCTCTACCCAGGCGCAGAAAAGAACTCGGTGGTGATGGTGTTGGCTTACTGCCAGGCCGCGCATCTGGACCCAATGCTGAAGCCTGTGCACATCGTGCCGATCTGGAACACCAAAGCGAAAAAGATGCAGGACACGGTAATGCCCGGCATTGGTCTTTATCGCATCCAGGCCGCGCGCACTGGGCAGTACGCAGGTATCAGCGACCCTGAATACGGGCCGCCTATTACCGCAAAGCTGGGCGGCGTGGACGTCACCTATCCAGAGTGGTGCCGGGTGACCGTCAAGCGCCAAATGTCGAACGGCCTCGTTGCCGAGTTCACCGCAAACGAGCGCTGGCTTGAGAACTACGCAACGGCCGGCAAGGACACGATTGCCCCAAACACCATGTGGAAGCGCCGCGCCTTCGCCCAGCTCGCCAAGTGCGCTGAGGCTCAAGCGCTGCGCAAGGCATTCCCTGAGGTCGGATCAGCGCCAACTGCCGACGAGATGGAAGGCAAAACATTCGAAGAGGCGCCGCGTGATGTGAGTCCGCAGCGGCAGCAAGAGCCTGAGCCCGAGGCTCTTCCGCCCTACTCCGATGATCTTCTGAAAGAGAACATCGCCAAATGGCAGCCACTGGTTGATGCCAATCGAACCAGCCCAGAACACCTGATCGCGACCATCAGCAGCAAATACACGCTGAGCCCGGCCCAGATCGAAAAAATCCAAAATCTCAAAGCCATCGACGGAGACGCAGCATGAAAATTCACAACGTAGCTCAAGGCTCCGCCGAGTGGCACGCACTGCGTGCTCAGCACTTCACCGCCTCCGAGGCGCCCGCAATGATGGGCGCTTCGAAGTACCAGACCCGCACCGACCTGCTGACCATGAAGAAAACCGGCATTGCACCGGAGGTCACTCAGGCGCAGCAGTACATCTTCGACAAAGGCCACGCAACTGAAGCGCTTGCCCGGCCACTGGTTGAAGTCATGATCGGCGAGGAGCTGTATCCAGTCGTGGGCACCGACGGCGATCTGCTCGCTTCCATGGACGGCGCGACGATGCTGGGCGAGACCCTCTTCGAACACAAACTCTGGAACGAATCGTTGGTCGCCCAGGTGAAGGCCGGCGAGCTGGATCCGCATTACTACTGGCAGCTTGAGCAGCAACTGCTGGTGAGCGGCGCCGAGCGCGTGATTTTCGTTTGCTCCGACGGCACCGCCGAAAACTTCGTGCACATGGAATACCGACCTGTCGCCGGCCGCGCCGCGCAGCTCGTCGAAGGCTGGAAACAGTTTGAGGCCGACCTGGCCAACTTCGAAATGGCCGAGGCGCCGTCGATTGTGATCGGCAAGGCGCCGGACGAGCTGCCAGCGCTACGCATCGAACTGACCGGCATGGTCACCGCGAGCAACCTCAAGGTGTTCGAGGATTCGGCTCTCGCTGTCATCGACTCTGTGAAAACCACGCTGCAGACCGACCAAGACTTTGCCGACGCCAAGAAGGCGGTCAAGTGGTGCGGCGATGTCGAAGAAGCGGTTGCGGTGGCGAAGAAACAAGCGCTCTCCCAAACCCACAGCATTGACGAACTTTTCTCGTCTCTTGATCGAATCAGCGCACATGCTCGCGAGACGCGCTTGAAGGTCGACAAGCTTGTGAAGGCTCAAGAGCTGCTGGTGAAGACCAACATCAAGCAGAAGGCTGAGCAGGCGCTGGCGGATCACGTGGCGGCCATCAATAAAACACTGGGCCGGGTAACGCTGCCAGCGGTTGCTTCCGACTTCGCCGGCGCGATGAAGAACAAACGCACCATCTCCAGTCTGCAGGACGCCGTCGATACCGAACTGGCTCGAGCAAAAATCGCCGCGAGCCAGTCAGCAGATGCCATTCGTTTGAATCTGACCAGTCTGGCCGAGCTCGCGCCCGACCATGCGTTCCTGTTCAACGACATCCAACAGCTCGTTCTGAAGGCCAACGATGACCTCGTCGCACTGATCAAGGTGCGAATCTCTGAGCACCAGAAAGCCGAGGAGGAGAAAGCCGAGGCGCAGCGCGAGCAGATCCGGCAACAGGAGCTGCAACGGATCGAAGCCGAGGCGAAATCCAAGGTCCCTGTTGAGCCTGCACCAGTCGCCAGTCCAGCACCGGTAAAAGCAGCCTCGCCGGTTCAGTCTGCCTCAAAGCCAGCAACCGCGGCGCCGGTGAACCTGCAGGCCGAAGTGTTCGATCTGGAAGAGCTGATCAAAGCCGTTGCCTACGGACAAGCACCTATCTCTGTGCTGACCGTGAGCTGGGAAAACCTCGACGCGCTGGTCGCAGATC